TGGGGGCGAGAAGCGCGGAGCTCGCCGGGCTCGAACAGAAACTCGCCGCGGCGAAAGAGCGCGCGGCCGAGATGCTGAGGTAGCGCCATGGGCATCGAATTGCAAGGACAGCGCGGCGAGCTCGGGATGACGGTCACGATTACGCGCAAGGCGACGGGGAAGGTGGAAACGTATCACTTGACCAGCGTGGTCGAAGGCGACGATGCGGTGAAAGCGCAGCGCATGGTCGAGGAAATGAAACAGGCGCGCGCTGAGAAGCACGCGAACATTCTCAAGGAGAACGAAGATGGCAGTCACGCATAGCACGGCGTCGCGCGATGCCGCGACGAACGCGGTAGTGGATCAACTGGACGGCGCGGGCAGCAAGCTGTGCTTTCGCATCTCTGCGGCCGGGGCGATTGCTGCGACGCTGACGTGCGCGACGCCCGCATTCGGCGCGTCATCCACGGGCACCGCGACGGCGGGCGCGATCGCGTCCGATACGAACGCGGCTGGCAACGCGAGCGCGGTATCCCACGCGACGCTGCAGACCAGCGGCGACGTGGTGGCGATCACTTGCCAGGTGGCGGCGAGCGGCTCGGACATCAACATGACGAACGGGCTCACGGTCGCTGCCGGCGACACGGTGTCCTGTTCGAGCCTGACCTATACCGCGCTGTCGGCGTAAGTCCAATGGCCGCCATTGAGCGGCAACCAGTAGCGGGGCGCTGATGGGCATCCAGTTCGTCGGCGGGGCGACTGCAGGCAAAGTCGGGGCGACCTCCGGCAATAGCACGATCGCCCTGAACAGCGGGCTGACCGGCGGCATTGCGTCGGCGGTGGCCGAGGGCGATCTGGTCATCGCTGTCTTCGGCACTGGCTCGACCGCGGATAGGACGTTGGCGATCACGGACGGCAGCAGCGCCTACACGCTGATCAACGCCGAGCTATATGCCAACGACAGCAAGGACACGAACCTCCGCGTCGCCTACAAGTTCATGGGCGCGACGCCGGACACGGCGACCACGTTCGGGCCAACGGGGAGCGCCTCAGACGCTGGCGCGATGGTGGTGTATGTCTTTCGGGGAGTTGACCCCACGACACCCCTTGATGTCGCGGCTGTACCTGGGACCGGAACTGATACTTCGCGCGTCGTTCCCCCGGACATCGAACCTGTTACTGCCGGGGCTTTCGTGGTTGTGGCTGGTGCAGCGGGGCATGACGGCGCCACCGACACCTTCACGTCGTCCGACTTGGTCGACTTCCACACGGTCGGTGGCAACGACACCAATGACGTAACGGTCGGCATCGGGCACCAAGATGACTGGTCAAGCGGGGCGACCAACTACGCGACTTGGGGGCACACGCAGGCCGACAGCGTGGGCTATTCGTGGGCTGCGGTCACTTTAGCGCTCCGACCGGCCTCGACGACTGTCACACACGAGACAACCGGTGCGCTCACGGGGCCAGGCGCCACCGTAGCCGGCACCACAGCGCACATTGCGGTCCACGCCACTGATGGCGTGCTGGTGGGGCCTGGTGCAGCAGTAGCGGGCACGGCCTCAAGCGCAACCACGCGCCCATCCTCCGGGGCGCTGACAGGGCCAGGCGCAACGCTTGACGGCACCGCAGCGCGAACCCGCGTTCACGCGATCGATGGGGCGCTCGCCGGTGCAAGCGCGACGGTTGACGGTGCTGCAGCGAGAACGCGAGTCCACGCCACCGATGGCGTACTCGCCGGGCCGGGCGCCGAGATCATCGGAGCGGCGGCGCGAGAAGGGGCGCCAGTTGCCCACGCGACGAGCGCTGCACTCGCGGGGCCTGGTACATCGCTGGCCGGCACCGCGGCGCGGGAGCGCCTGCATCCAGCAACAGGCACTCTGGTCGGGCAGGGTTCGGCAATAGCTGGCACGGCAGCGCGGACGCGACAGCATTTGACTGCTGGCGAACTGATCGCGCAGGGCTCGATCATTGTCGGCGTGGTTGCGCATCATGTTTTGCACGTCAGCAGCGGGGCGATTGTAGGGCCAGGCGCGGAGATTGTAGGCGTGGTGAGCGGCAGCGGTATCAGTGCAGCGATGCAGAACAAACTATTCAGACTGAGGAGGGGCAGGTAATGTCGAGTTCAGGCGTCTACAGCTACGCCCCCGACTTCGGGGACTTCATCGAAGAGGCATTCGAGCGCTTGGCGAATCCAGCGCTGCGCCTCGAGAAACTGCAGCGCCAGCACTTCACGTCGGCGATGACCTCGATCAATCTGATGTTCGTCGAGTGGGGAAACCGCGGCGTGCATCTGTTCACGGTGGAGGAGTTCACGCAGACCCTCACCGAGAGCGACGAGGAGTATGCGGCGCCCACGGGCACGCTGTCGATCCTCGAGGCCGTGATCCGCAGGGACGACATCGACACGGCCGTCCACCACATGACGCGCGAGCAGTACCACATGATCCCCGACAAGGACGCCGAGGGGCTGCCGAGCGGCATCTGGTACGACCGCAAGGCTGGCTCGTACAGGCTCTGGCAGGTGCCGGAGAACAGCACCGATGTCTTGCGCGCGTACAGGGTTCGGCAGATCCAAACGGCGACTGCGGGGCAGGAAACTCCAGACGTGCCGTTCCTGTGGTGGGATGCGCTCGCCGGTGGCTTGGCTGCCAGGCTTGCCGAGAAGTGGGCGCCTGATCGGCAGGACAAGCTGGAGTCGAAAGCAGAGCGCGCCTTCAAGCTGGCGAAGGGCGAGGACCGCGAGAGAAGCGATACGTCGTTCGGGATCGGGGGCATCTGATGCGCTTTGCCTCGGGACGCAGAAGTTTGGGAATCTGCGATCGTTGCGGTATGCAGTACCCCTACCGCCTGCTCGTTCCCGACGGCTACAAGCCGAATCTGCGGGTGCATCCTAGCTGCAGGGACGAAGCACATCCGGCCGAGAAGCCGGTGAGGACGGACGAGGGCATCGCGCTGAAGAACCCGCGACCTGACCGGGACGACGACTCTCCTGGCGCTGCGGTGGACCACAGCGGCACGGCGCTGGCTGGCGGCGCGAACTCGCTCACGCTGGCCACAACGGCCTCGAGCGTGGCGAGCGACTACATCAACGGCACGCTGGCGCTTGCCTCTGGCGCCGGGTCGGTGCAGGAACGCACGATCCCTGCGTACAACGCTGTGACGAAGGTGGCGACGGTCAGCCCGAACTGGAACGCGCAGTATCTCGACCTCCCCGGCACTTTCGGCAACTACGCCAGCACGCCGGATAGCGCGGCGGTGTCGATCACGGGGAAAATCGATATCAGGGTGAAGGCCGCAGCAAACGACTGGGCCGCTGGCGTGGTTCAAGAATTTGTAGATAAAAGTACTACGGACTCATCCCAATTCTCTTACCTGCTCAGGTTAAATCAGGATGCCACCTTAACGCTGTATTGGTCCCAGGATGGCACGAACCTGCTCAGCGCGTCCTCAACAGTAGCCATCAGCACCGGTGACGGAGATGCGGTATGGATTCGCGGGACGCTCGACACGGACAACGGCGCGGCTGGCAGAGACATCAAGTTTTACACTAGTGCTGATGGGGTGGTGTGGACGCAACTAGGGGCGACGGTCACACAGGCAGGGGCTACCAGCATCTTCGACGGCACCGCTACGCTAAAAGTAGGGCAGCGCGCCGCGGGCGGTCCGTTCGCTGGCAAAATCTTCTACGCCGAAGTCCGCAACGGCATCGACGGCCCCGTAGTCGCCAAGTTCGATCCACTGAACGACGGTGGGAAGATCGGCGATACCTCTTTCACGTCCTCGACTGGCGAAGTCTGGACGATCAACCAGAGCGGCAGCCCGGCGGCGGAACTGGACGGCCCCCCCGACGCCACCACCGAGTACAGCGTCACCGTACCCGACACCCTGGCCGAGGCCATGGGATTCACCAATTCATTCGGAGGCGCAACGTAATGGCCAGCTCGTTCACCCTCGCTACGCTCAAAGCTGCGCTTCAGGACCACGTCGAAGACACCGGCACGCCGCTCTCCGACAACCTCGACATGCTGATCCAGCTCGGCGAGGACCGCGTGCTGCGCGATCTCCCGCTCACGATCTTCGATGACCGGGACGACGTCAGTATCACGCAGGGCAACCAAGTGGCGACGAAGCCCACAGGGGCCTTGGTCACGCGCGAGCTGTACTACGTGAGCGCCAGCGTCAGGTACTTCCTGCGAAAGCGGACTCAGGCGTTCTGCAACGCCTATGCCCCCACCACCACGGAAGCCGCGCCCAAGTATTTCGCCGACGACTACTCGGAGACGACGTACCTGATCGCTCCGGAGCCGAACCTTTCCGTGACTGCCGAGGCGCTGTTCACGAAGCGCCCGACCAGTTTGGTGACGGACACCACCGGGACGTGGCTCTCGGAGAACGTAGGAGATTTGCTGCTGCACGCCTGCCTGATCTCGATTGAGAAGTATAACCTGGCCGATGAAAGGATCGCCCTTTGGGTCGCCGAGTACGGAAAGCTGCTCGCCGCGGCGCGCGTCACGCTTCGCGATCTGTTGCCCGGAGAGCGATGATGGCGCAACTCCTCGACAGCGCGGCAGTCCAATCCAGATGATCGTCTACAAGATCACCAATAAGGTTGACAGCCGCTCCTACATTGGCGTTACGGCGGGAGCACTCCAAAAGCGGTGGCGTCAGCATCAGTGTGCGGCAAGAGCCAAGAATCCTTTTCCGCTTTATCGGGCGATGCGTACGCATGGCATAGAACAGTTCTCGATCTCCGTGGTGTACGAGGCCTCATCCGAGGCCGAGATGTTGATGGTCGAGAAGGGACTGATCGCGCAGTACGGAACTCATGTGCGGGCTGGCGGCTACAACCTGACGATGGGCGGAGAGGGCGTATCAGGCGCACAGATGCCGTGTGGCGAAGACAACATC